TATCAATCAAAACATTATCAGTACCATCTATAACAATTTGCAAATTCAAACCAGTTAATCCACTAGAATCATAAGTGCCAGCTGTTTGTGAAGAGTTATTTGGGTATTTAGCAATAGTCCCAGTAACGGTTGCAGCTGCCATACTAGCACCAAGACCAGTTATGCCATCACCAAAACTGCTACCACTAAATATTGGTCCATAGATCGCATCTTGTACAGATACTAATTCTAAAGATGCAGAAGTTCCATAACTAAATGTCGTCTCAACTGCTATAGTACTTGAACCAGTAGCAAGACCATTCGAGTCTGCATTAGTAAAGTAAAACTGAATACCGTCTATAGCTGGCGTTAATTGATCATTTAATGCATTGACCAAATCTGTAACTGTATAAGGATCACCAGTATTTGGAGATGGACGATTAGTATCTGAAAGAACTACTAATGTTTTTGATGCCAATATTCCATTAAGCCTCCAACGGAAAAACCTGTCTATATCAAAAGTATAAGTTCCAGTGATATTAGAAAGTATTTGTACTGCACCACCAGCAGTTTCAACTATAGTTGAAGCACTTACAGCAGCTTCATTATCAACACTGTCTACTGATCCAACTCTAACAATATATAATTCTTGACCAAATGTTAAATATTGTTCTGCCGCATAGATTAAATAAGGATCACCAACATCAGGATGAGGATAACCAAAGATAGTATGCAAATCTGTAGTGGATTGAACTAATGTTGGAGAATTAATTGGTCCTTTGCTTGCGAATCCAACTAACCCCGCTCTATGTCCTGTTTGAACAGACGGAAGAAAACTTAAGTCAACTTCAGCTATTCTTGGACTCGGACTAATCAAGTTTGAAGGCGGAAAACCTTTTAATAATGCCATAGTATTACTTTCTCCTAATTCTTAATCCGTCTTGTGGAAATAAAACCATAGTTTTCCACCACTTTTATATTGTCAGTAACTGCTTCGTCTTCAATTACTACTTTGTTATTTCCTTTTCCCCTTCCAGGGATAATCAATGTAGTAAATGACCTTGTTCTTGTAGTAGACCTTACCATTACTTGAACTGGACATCTTTGTGTATTTGTTATTTCAAGCATTTTCGTCTACTGACCTTTCTATTCTATCTATAATATCCGTGATCTCTCCATCATCTATCTCTACTATATCCACTCTAGTTTTTAGAATGGATGGCTTCCTTACGATTGGCTGGGGTATGAATGTTTCAGCTTTCATATTGAATTGCCACTTTATAAGTCTTAAATTAGAACCTCCTGGTTCTAAGTTTTCATTATTGGCTATCGATTCAAGCTTCACAATCGTTTCCCAATACACCCCCTGTACTTTTATATATGCTATGGGTGAGAATTTTGTGACAATTTGTTCCAGGATTTGGTTCATATCTTCCTTATATAATGTCCATACATACAAGGTATAACCAATATCTACAGGTATTCCTCTTGCTATTCCGAAAACTGTATCTCTTTCAAATCTTTCACTCTTAGTAAATCCTGGCTTCCTATCTGGTCTTCGTTGTCTCATGTAATCTAAAGCTTGATGATAAATATACCTGCTGCTATTTATCGAAAAATCACTATCATGAATAGCCATTAATGGCAATGTTAATCTATCAATAACAGTACTATCATCTTTTCTAACATTTTCTTGTATAGCCGCTGCAACTGCTCTTTCTTGTGTTCCCCATATAATAGGAACTTTATGTGCTGTGCCTTGCGTATCAATTACAACCACATTATCAAAAAGATCTAATACAGCTTCATCACAACCTCGCTTTGCTTTACTGTAGCGAAAAATAATATTTCTGTTTGGATTTTTGGTGAAATCTTGAACTATATCACCACTTTGCATAGGGTCACATTGATTATTTTGACCATTGCTAGTTCTTTTAAGATCTTCTATAAAAGGAACATCTTTTTGACTCGGATGTTTATCACAGTCATCGCAGATAGGATTCACTTTATCAACATTAATATTGTAAAATGGATTCAGTTCATTGCATTCTGGCATATACTATATATTTTTTAAATTTTAAAATTATTAAAATCCTGGTTGAATTTCTGTAGGCACACAATATAACAAATTATTTTCATCAACTTTTTCAACAGTCCACCATCTATAAAGCCTTGGTAAAAATAAAATAGATCCTTTTTCAATTTTATTTTTAACCCAAAGTTGAAGAAACATATCTGTTTGTTCTTTAATCACTATTAATATTTCGCCAGGACTATTGAACTTGTCATCTATTACAGGAATGCAATATACTTTTTCTACCATATATAATTTATGTCCTTCATTCTTAGTTTAGCAGCAGAACAATTATTTCTTGGTTTTATATTTGTCAATAAGTTTAGACTTCATTTGTACACTAACGATAAAACGCCTAGTTATACTGATGTAATTGCTGACTATACTGAAATGATTGCACCTGGATATGCTTCAATATCTTTAGCTACAATTAATTGGAATATAACTTTAGATTCTTTAACAAATAGATATCTTGCCAATTATCCTAAACAAACATTTGCTTTTACTAATACTGTTACTGCATATGGATATTATTTAACTGATGATAGTAGTTCTATGTTAGTCCTTGCTGAACGATTTCCTGATGCACCTGTTGTTATTGATATCGGTGGCGGAAATATAAGTGTAACTCCAGTATTTGGATTGAAATGAAATCATTTAAATTATTTCTAGAATCTAAACTAGATGGCATCTCTACTACAATTGTCAGAGCAATTGTAAGAGGTATTAGAGATAATTTTGATTTTATGGTTGAGAATGATGGAATGTTTTTGTGGTATGGAAATATACCAGAACTTCATGGATCAAAAATTGCAAAACATTTAGACTTGTCAGAAATTAATTATAATATTTTGATAATTATTGAAAAACAAAAAGAAGATGTATCTGTTAGCGGAAGTTATAGTTCAAACAGAAATTTAATTAGAGCAAATATTAAAACTCCATTTGATAAAAAATCTTTAAGTAATATATGGGAACATTTAGTAGATCTAATTAGACATGAGTTAGAACATACTATTCAAAGTAAAGAAATGTTGTCAAAAAGCAATATTGCAAACAAAGATTTATTTAAAAATATTAACAATTTAGAAACTTATTTGACAGACCCTGGAGAAGTAGAAGCTTTTGTTGTAGCATTTGCTAAGATTGCAAAAAGTACAAAGCAGACATTTTTTAAAGTTATAGATGATTATTTAAAAGGAAAAAGATGGCATTGGACAATAATATACAATGTTTCAATTGATGAAATAGATAAATTAGCAGAAGATATTAAAAAAGTTTGGTTAGATTATGCTAAAAAAAGACAATTTAAAATAAATTAATTAACTAAATAATTATGTGACTGTATTTAACAAAGATGGATCTGCATATAAACCAAATGGTAGCCTAGTCCAATTTGATCCAACTAATCCTAACCATGATTTGTTTAATAAAGTAGATCAGGAAAATATACTTTTGGGCGGTTCAAGTCTTCTCTATAGAAAGATTTTAATCCAATTTGAAACAATGGATAGACTATATCTAGAAGACAGAAGTAAACTATGGAATCCAAGTCCTGTAGAGATTTTTGGAGTTTACGAGCCTGTTGAGCCTCAGAATCCATCAATAGTGCATGGCATAGATTCTGGTGAAAGTTCTGTAATGTTTACTTGTAATTATAGAGCAGTTTTACAAGCACTAGGAGAACAACCGACAAGAGGCTCGATCATATTCACGCCTCATTTAAAAGAAAACTGGGTAATTGTAGATGTAAGATTATCAGAGTTTCAATATTGGGGTGCTCTGCATGTCAACTTGATCAGTGAAAAATTCACCAAGAGTCTCACAGACTCTTCTACTATCATTCCAGAAATTAAAACAAATTATACGGTCTATTAAACTATAATAGATGTTATGAAAGATCCATTCTTAGATAGATTACAAGTTCTTGCAATGACCTACTATAGAACTGTCTATAAGAACAGTCCTATGTGGAATAAAGAAAATGACAAAACTGTAATTGTATACATGGAACAAGGCTTTGGAGATCAAATATTTGCATTCAGATTTTTAAAATACATCAAGGCAAAAAAAGTTATTCTTCATACGTCTAAAGAACTACATAGATTATTTGAACATCATGGTTATGAATGCATAGATAAAGAACAGGAGAATTTACCAAATCATGATTTTCATACATTATCTTTGTCTTTACCTTTTTTGTTCTATGAAATCCCATTAGAACCTTATATCAAAATTGAAGAAAAATTTGAATTGCCAACAAAGAACAATATAGGAATCGCTTGGGAAGGCAACCATGATCATCCAAGTAATGACCTTAGAAACTGTAATTTGTCGCTCTTTAAGTCTCTAGATTTCAATTTATATTGTCTACAATCAATTATAAATGACTCAAACCTAATAAACGGGGCAAAAGACATGAATCTGCTTGGTGTAGAGCTTAATGATTTCTACGATACTGCAAAGTTGATTAATTCTTTAGATTATGTAATTTCTGTCGATACAGCAGTACTACATTTAGCAGGTGCAATGGGGAAGAAGGGATGGGGATTGTTGGGCGATAAGTACGCAGATCCAAGATGGGATACAGTCTGGTATCCAACAATAAAAATGCTAAAACAAGACTTTAAAGAAAGCTTGTCATTTATTTCAGACAAACTTAGCACAAGTTATTAATATATTGAATATCTTCATATAAGTCAAGAAGAAATGGAGATAACATAAATTTTATTTCGTCTTGTTGTTTTGCAGATAATGAGCCAAAACCTTTGATATTTCTGATGCAACATACAGATTCGCATTCGCATTCAAATTCTTCTTTTTCTAATTCAAGATCTACAATGATAGAATTATAATTGATTGTTAGTTCTGAATAGAGATTTATTTGTAATAGAGATACTAATTGTGGCAATCCTCTCTCAAATCTAATATAGCAATTAGGGCTACATGAATGATTTAAATAACTTTCTACAGATCCAACTTCATATTGAAAAACAAATTCTTGAGATAACCTAAGATAATGTTTTTTATCAGCTACATCATATGGCAATATTTCGCCTACAAGATCCATTATTTTTTCATTAGCAAATATTGTTTTATTTGTAAAAACACCATACCCTGTTTTTGGATATTTGGTTAAAGATAACTTGTTTCTCATCTGTTTGTCCTTTATTTGATATTGACAAGTTCGAGATTATGTGCTATAATATCTTTATGAAAATTAAATTTCTAATACTTTTTTTGTTGATAATCATTTGTATTTCTCCATTTTACATTTTTTCTATAAAAAGTAAACAGCAGTTTCAAATATTTAAAGAAGTTGATATTAACCAAAGACTTAATTCTGATTTAATTAAAACAAAGTATGGCTATGGCGATCATATAAAATATGTTATCTTCAATACAGATATTTACAATAAAAAATCTTTACCGTTTGAAATAAGTTTAAATGTTTTTGAAAATTGTACTATAGTGATTGAAGAATGTTTTGTTACTGCTGGAGATAAGGATTATGTATTCAAAGATAATATTAAAACTATACATGATAGTCATGTTTGCGAATTCAAAGGTAAGATTAAAGAAATTGATGGCAGTCATGTAATTTTTATCTGCATAGGCGACAAAGTTTTTGGACAAATTACTACAGAACAAAATTACAAAATTATTCCAGTTGTTAAAACTGATTTACATGTAATAAAAAATATGGTTGATTAAATGAGTAATAAAAAAACGTTTTTAGGTGTTGTTGGTGAATCTGTTGATAAAATTAAAACAAATTACTTATTAGAAAAATTAATAGATAATGCTTTTGGCGATAAACCTTATAAAATAATGTTTGGCAATAATATTATTTTAATTTATGATGATGGATGCTATAAATTTGATAGTGAAATTCCAAATGAAAGTTTATTTATAGGAGCATTAACCAAATCAACAGCTGTTATAGAACATGGTAATTTAAATCTTTTTAGTTTAAATGATAATGATTTTTGTTTTCTTGATTGCAGAAAAACATCTACTGAACAGATTTTTTTTACTTCTGAAAATGTTGGTTTTACTATTTTTAGAAGTAATTCAAATTATGATGAAGTCAAGTCATATAGTCCAGTAATAATTCCATCTATTGCAAATCATATTTGGAAATTTAAAGTTAGTAATATTATTAATTACAAAATTTTTAAATTTAAATACTTCTGATTTTTGCGATTGATTCTGCTATCAAAGATAGAGCGTTTAAAAATTATGAGGACAGACCAATTAACTTAGAATGTAGAGAAATTTACAAAGGAGAAAAAGGTAGCAAACTATGTTTCTTGGTGTAATCGGCAAATCTAAAGATAAAGACAAGACTAGTTATTTTATAAATAAACTTGTACCTATGGCTTTTGGCAATAAATCATGCAATATAATTTCGGGAAAAGATGTTATATTATTTCATGATGGTAATTGTAAAAAGTTAAATTTACAAGATTTTAATGAAAAATATTTTTTAATTGATTTAGTTGAACCATGTTGTTTAATACAAAACGAAAACTTATCTATCTACAAATTAAAAGAAGGAAGTGTTTGTTTATTTGACTGTAGAGATACTTGTACTGGACAAGTATTTTTTATATCTAAGCCAATTGTTTTTTCAGAGTTCAGTGACGTAAAAGATTCATTTTGTAAAGAAGCCATCATATCATCTGATTATTTAATTTGGAAATTTTATGTAGAAAATGATATTATAACATCTAGAAAATTTAAGGTTAAATTCTTTGACCAAGATGGTAATAAAATTGACTGATAATGAATATTTAAGGTTTCTTTAATTTCTTGAATATAGTCTGTTTTGGACCTCGTTTGAGAGGTACTGGATTTAGAGTATTACTTCCTCTTGGTTTTTCTTTTTTAAGTTTTTCCATGAAGTTTCGCATTTCTCTGCAAATTTCTGATGCAACTTTATGAGTGCATTTTTGACTTCCCATTATAGTTACACTTTGTCTATCTTTATTATAATAACCCTTTGCAATAACGAAACATTTTTGTTTGGTGTCAAATACTACTACGCCTACCCATTCTCCATCATCCCAATTTCTAGTTGATACAAATATTCTAAATGGTTTTTCGTGATATAAATTTTTAACATGAAATCCGCAATTCTTAAGTCCTGCTGATACATAACCAAGCGTTAATTTTGCAAAAGAATCAATAACTTCGTCCATACTGCTTCTATAGTTTACTTCTACAGAATACCTTGCTGAACTTTCAATGATTGATTCTTTGTTATTTAGCCAATTGTTAAAATTACTATCCATAACAATATATTTAGTGCTTATGCCATATTAAAATTGTTGCTTATGCAAGTGTTATGGTGAGTAAATCGCCCCAACGATAGAGCAAGTCATCTTTCCATTTATCCCATTCTTCCTTACCTTCCATATAAAGTTCTGCTCCATCAAGTTGAATACCGCCTTGTGGTCCGGGTAAGTTTCTATATTTTCTTAAGGCTCTACCTAGTACTTGTTTTGCCCATGCTAAACAACCTTCTTTCATTGGCACTGTTGCTTCTGTCCAATCTTTACATTTTTGCATATAATGGACTATTACATGGTAAGTTCTGAAAGGTATAGGATAAATTTTAATTGTACGATATCCATCAATCCATTCCCAGCCTCCTAAACCACTGCTCATACGAGTATACATTCGCTCATAAGATTTATAGGCGAACCATTCACCAGATCTTCCAAAAATTGGCTGTAGTGGATCTATCATTCCACCTTGTATGCTACTATAAGCACCACCTGGGTAAAAATACTCAATAGGTATCGCTCCATTTAAATCCGTAGCTTGAAAAGCAAATTCGGGAGTTGCTCTGTATGCAACTTGTCTGACATAACCAACATCAGGTGGCATTGTATACACACTTTGCCCAGGAGTAGTGGCAAAAGTGTAATAATTATAATATTCTCTTGGAGCATACATTTCATAATATTGTAACACATAGTTTATAATACTGTCTAAATTTTGTTGATCTAATTCAACACCGACAATAGGAAAACCAAGAGATAGCAAAATAAAATCTTGTAATTCCTCTATAACTTTACCTCTTGTTTTTCTAGCACTCATACCAGGAATATCGCACCCTAAGCCCTGTGTTCCGCAAACAGCACTACATCCTTGAGTTGGACGAGCAATCATTAACGTATTATTTGAATAGGCAGGCATATAATATTTATTGATTTGACTATTTTAATATTTAATATTTTAGAAAATTAATTATGATTTTAAACCAAAACGATTATGAAATTGTACAATAATAAGTTTAAAGAAACTTTTATTAAGAAATATTGATTTTAATATTCGTTTCAAATCCAAAAATAAAGAAAGAACAACAAGATACATGTTTTGAATTTTGTGGTGTTTATAATTATTTACAGTATGTATAAAAGGAAGTATAAAATATGATTTTCTTATTCTAAATATACATTATGGCAGGCTTTTTATCATTTGTTAAAAAATTAGAAGAAATGTGTCATGACCCGGTCGAATTTTGCGTATTGATAGCGCGAAATGGGGAAATTGACTGGTCAGTGAGGGAAAGAGCAAATCAG